GTTTAAAGAAGGCGGAGAAGTACCTTCCATTCTTCATGGCGGAGAATATGTTCTCAATGCTGCTGCTGTAAAGAAATACGGCTTGGCTCATCTTGAAGCGATGAATCAAATGAGATTCAAAGTGCCAAGTGCAGGGTTCTCAGTTCCACAGTCAGCATATAGCGGAAGCATGGCTGGCGGAATGACAACATCAACACAAAATGTAAACATCTATGTTGACAACTTTATCGGAGAGCCAGAATGGTTTAACTCAATGATGAAAGATTACAACACCAAGATTCTGCCAAAGAACCAAAAAGCCGCTGGTCTTGAAAATCGTGTAATTTCAACATACAATGGTTTGAATAGGGGTCAATAATGGATCTGTACAAGCTGCTAACGATTGACGGTGTTGAGATTACAGAACACGGAAGAACATTGAAGGTTGATGAGGAAATTGCTGCTAACGATATTGATCTAGCCAGTGGTCATAGAAGAAGATACTATTCTAAAAATAAACAAAAGTTTTCAATAAGCTGGAAGTACCTTCCAAGTGTGCAGAGTATAACCGCAGATGGTCGGGTTGGGCAAAGCTATCTAAGTAATTTAGTCAACACAAGAGCGAGCGTAACAGTCGGGATAGAACTAGCCCCAGGTGAGGGCTATACAGAATACGAATGCTTTATTGATTCATATTCAGAAAAACTTATAAGAAGACATTTGCCAACAAAGTGTTCGTATTACGATGTTGAGCTTTCCTTGGTGGAGGTCTAAATGTCTGCTAGTTGGTTTAGTTTCTCAGAACCATTAAATAGTGGTATTGACTTTTACACAGCAGACTCTGCGGATGTGCAAATTGTATTGTCCGCACAATCAGATTTAACCATTTCTGCGCTCAAGTTGGCTAATTCAGAAATTTCTCTTACTTCAAATTCAGATGCTTCAGTAAACTTTATAAAAATTTCATACGCAGATATCGCTTTGTCAGGTCTATCTGCAACAGTTTCTGTTGCTACTGAGCGACAAGACGCATTGATTGATGTTTCTGCAAATACAACAATGACTGTATCTATGATGAAGTTTGCGCACTCTGCATCTTCACCTAGCTCATCAGCTTCTCTGTCTCAAACAGTTACAAAAATTGCAAACTCGGCTTCGGTATTATCATCATCTGCTAACACCACTGTTGGATCTATAAAGATAGCAGCAGCTGCTGCTGTTACATCCGCATCTGCGTCATTGACTAGCGCTGGAACTAAGATTGCGCAAGTAATTACAGCCCTATCATCGTCACTACAATTGAATGTTGCTGGTAGAATAACTCTTGCAACGATTAGAATTAATCTTGTTGAGATAGGAAATATGACTGCTGAGGCAATTAAATTTGCTGTTAATGGCAATGTTGATTCATCTGTGATTAGAACATTTATGATTCTAGATGGGAAGGCAATTACAAATCATAATAGAACATTTGATTCTGGTCTTGAACCAATTTTCACTCAAAATGTAAATTGGAATAATAGGAAGACAAGATACTATAGATCAACAAGTAGGGCAGGGAGAAGAACATTTAACCTCTCATGGTCATGGCTGCCTAACTCGCTAGAGTACACCGCAGACCAGAAAGAAGCTCGTGATTATATTAAAACAATAGCTTCAGATCCAAGTTATCATGTTTTAAAAATAGTTAATTTAGACGAATCTGGAGCTACACCTCCAACAGAAACAAGTTATAATGTATTAGTGAAAGATTATAACGAGTCCTTAATTAGAAGAGATCTATCTAACGATGTGTATTTCTGGGACTGTTCTATAACTTTGGAAGAGGTTTAAATGCTTCAGTACGGGTTATATGGAAAACAAATATCTAACACCTTTGTGCAGAGCACAACTGCTATATCTCAAACTATTAAGCCTTTAATTTTAATTGATTGGCTGGACAGTCGGCATGTTTTTAAATATAACAATACAGAAATTGCTTCATCTACATCGTCATTTACAACACCAACAACAAATGATATTAATCTAGAAGTGTCTGGGATGTTGTTGAGGACTAATAGAACAACACCAACATATCGTTCTTTGTCTACCAGTGAGGTTGAATTTAATAAGAGAAATAGATCTGATTATTATTTTACTCCAAATGAATCAATTAACGGGATAGAACGCCAGTCATTTACATGGGCTGTTTGTGATGCGAAAGATAAATTTGGTAAAACAATTACAGCCAATGGTCAATGGCATGCGCTTCCATCGTCAAAAGATGACAATTATGAATACGGATTTGTTTCTGGTGTCAAAAGCACAAGCTCACTCCATGCAACAAAAAATGGGTATGAATTTGCAAGCCCAGTAATTATTCAATATAACTTTACAGGTAGACCAGTAAATATACTTAAGGTTATTACATCAGAATTTAATGGTCAAATTAAAGCTTACAATATTCAAGCTTATGAGAATACAAACACAATGGTGTTCAATACTGATTCTGAAATACCAGATGCTTCTTACTACAATACGCACTACTTAAATAGCAGTAATATTAACAAAGTAGTGTTGACTATCTATACTACTAAAAATCCACTTGATCGTGCCAGAGTAAATGAAGTAGCGCCAATCTATCAAACAGATATTACTGATTATGTAATAGATTTTAATGTTTCTAAAGTAAGAGATGTTCATGAAACAAGTCTTCCAATTGCTGGTGGTGGTTCTTCAACTTGTTCATTAAAATTTGATAACAATGGGAAAGATTTTAACCTGTTCAGTTCATCTTCAACATATGGAAAATATATGAAAAAAGACTTGAGGGTGTTTGTATACACAGGTTGGCAGATACAAAAAACAAATAAAGTTTTGATTGACACAGCTTTGACTGCAAACATCACAACATCTTCATCAACAATAACAGTCGGCAGTGCAGATGAAATGCCGCAGGGTGGTGGTGATGATAACTTTATTGTAACAATAAATCCTGGCGCAACAACTCAGGAAAGGGTCTTGTGCTATAAGGGTTCGTATAACACATTGACTGTTGTTGAAAGAGGGTTTGGAGATACAGAGGCTTTTGCCCACTCTATTGGCGAAACTGTGCGATTTGATCCATAGTCTTCCTCTAGCGATATGACAGTTAATGCTACTTTGAGCAACTGGAACAAATTCACAAATGAAAAAATGATTACAAATGGGTACTTCATGCAAGAAAGCACAATCGCAGACGCTGTGAATAATCTGCTCTTGAGGACTAACTTCCCTAGAAATGACATTGATTACTTTTCAAAGCCATCAAAATCATATAAAAAAGACGATGCAATTCTGCATTTTGGTTTTGATGAAGATACTGTTGATAGAGCAAGTACTCAAAGAGTACCTTCTTCATCGTTGAGAGCGAGGTTTGTTGCTCTCCCAGAAAAGCAACAAAATACGATTAAAGATATAAAGCTTGACGCTAACGATAGAGTTTTATCTGCTGAAGAAATATCCCTAGATACTATTACATATGTTGCTCCATCTTTTGTTTCTACATCTAATGCTATTTCAACTCAACCTGGTGGTGAAGCAGAGCCAGTTGCTTTGAATTATCAAAATGATTCCTTTGTAGCTTCTAATGGTTCAACTATAACTGATTACTATAATGGCGTTTTTGATGGGTATTATATTCCCTCAAGCAGCGGCATCCACAGATTGAATCTTGAAGTTAAAAACTGCGGTGTCAGGATGATTTTTAATAAAAACATGACAGAGATAAATTCATGGTATGAGATTGATCCAGGGAACAATGTTGCTACAGTTTTTCAAACTGAAGAAATGGATCTCACAGCGGGCAAGTTGTACGAAATCAGAATAGAATTCTTCCATAAAACTGACGATTTTGGTATCGCCTTAAAGAAAGAATTTGAGGGAGGCGAAGCAGACTGGGTATGGGCACATGAGTGCGTAACAATGCCTAGTTTTGATTATATTGGGAGCAAGAGCGATGTAACATACTTGGACTTTGCCAGCGGCTCTTGGAGTGTGAATACAGTCGGAAATTTTGTTGAAAGAGTAGCAAATCGTAATGATGGAAGATATATCGGTTCGGTGCGTACAGGTCAAACAAGCGGAGTTGTTTCTGATCCGAGCAATAAGAGTGTTTTGTTAGCAAGCAACTCATACATCAGAGTTCCATATCATATTTCTTATGATATTTTTAATTCGTCAAGTAGTTCTTATACTAATGAATTTAGTATTGAAGTCTATGCAAAATTTCATAATGGATCCTTTTCTGGGACTGGCGAGTATATAAGCAACTGGTCAAATGCTACATCAACATCTGGTTTTGAATTTTTCAATACTTCATCTTCAAATGGTTTTAAATTTAAAACTAGCACTGGCACTGCAACTATTTCATCAAGTACTGCGTTATCAAGCTCATCCTCTACACACATCGCTGTTACTTATAAATCAAACAGCTTGAAGTATTATATCAATGGAGTATTGGCTAATACAGTAACAACCACTGGAACCTTACTGCCGTACACAGATAAAGATTTAACAATAGGCGGTAGAGGGGCATCCTTTACTCCAGAAACACTTACTGAATTTGCAATTGAAAATCCTCCTGCATCAATTAGGTCGTTCTACATTGATGAGTTTGTAATGTTTAAAAAAATGTTGACTGCTGAACAAGTTAAAAAACATTATATTGAAACTCAAATGCAACCAGTTTTTGTTATGCCTTTTATTTATGGAAATGAAATTACTATTCAATCATTGATTGACACAATCAGCCTCGCTGATCTTGGTCGGTTGTATATAGATGAGTATGGTAAAGCTAGGTATG